CAGATTCAAACAATATTCCGTTGTCAGGAATATTCACCGAGAAGGTGCTAGATGTACCAAAGGCAACATCTAACTTTGTCGTCCCGCCAGAACCCCCGTCCTTGAGAACGACTTGGGGGCTGCCTGAACCGGCTGTCTTCACTGAGATCTGACGCACACGAACTCTGCCATCGTACACCGTAGCGTCCGCTGTCTTGGTTACCGCGAATACATCAGACATTGCCATGATGACCTCCTACTAAGCAGTCGGAGAGTCGGATGCGATACCGAAGAACTTGAGAGCAATAACGCCGCCAGCACCTGCTGTACCCGAGATTACAACCTCGACCTCATCAGCAGTCTCTGTGGCAGCAGTGGTCGCGCCACCAGACATGCCAAGCACACCATTGCAAGGGAAGAAGCCCTTGAAGCCAGTAGAGTTGATGGCAACAGAGATACCGTCAACAAAACCATCTGTGTCAGCGTCTGTCCCAATATCAACCAAGTTGACATTGTTAGCCGCTGCGCTGGTTACCGTAATGGCAACGCCCATAGGGATAAAGTTGGACGGGATACCGATTGACGACTCTTTATGCTCAGTGCCGGAAGCCGCGATGGTGATGGAAGTGCTATATGTGGACAGGGTCATCTCATTCGTAAGAGCGCCTGTCGTAGCGTTTTTGATAATGGTCTTGAAACCATTCTCAGAACGGACTGGTCCGTTGAACGTGGTGTTAGCCATTTCGTACTCCTGTCTTGGCTAGTGTCAGCTTTCGCTGTCAGGGACTTGGAAAGTATACACAAAAAAGGGCGGTGTGAAACCGCCCTTCTTATTTTTCTTGCACAGAAAGTTACAGGTAACTTCCCGAAGACTGAATCAGCCTCCGCGAGAACCGAACATTCCGAGCGGGTCGGATACGCCGAAGCTGTAACGCTCACGAGCTTTGTACCGTACATTACCGGTATCAAAGTCTCCGTCCATAGAGGTTGCCATAGGCGTCCTGACAAAGTGCTTCATTCCGTTAGGAACATCAGTTGTCAGGAAGAAGGCGTCAGTATCGGTCAGGTAGTGGTTGACGCGATACCCCTCTGGGATAGAGCCGTTAGAGCGGATGGCGTTCAGATCGTTGTCAGCGGTGCCGACACGCAGATCTGTTTCCAGCAAACGAGTCGCCACAAACATCAACGCAGGCGGGACGATCAGCTTACGAGGACGCGCCGCAATCAGAAGGCCACGCTCATCTACATAAGCTGCAATCTTGATCACTGCGTCTTCCAGCGATGTCTCGTTGAGATCAACATCTGTGGTAGGACGGTTTGCGTTATTGCCACCAGCTACAGTCGGGTGAGCCGTGCTGAACAGGGTTACGCC